AATTTGCAGCCTGAAACAGGCCGCTACAAAAAGAACCTAGTTCGCGTTGCAACCATTCATTTGGGCGATGTTGTCCGGCTGAAAAACATGGGCTACAACATTCTTTCGCCTGATCCCGACGAGCGAAAGCGGGCGCTTCTGTATATCCAAGCAGAGGAAAAGGCATTGATGGTGATGCCTGGAACGCCCATTGGAAAGAAGGCGCAATCGTGGCGCTAAAAGTCGCAATTGTTGGGCTAGCCACCAGCACGCACGACGATGCACCTTGGGCCGATAGCTCTTGGGAAAAGTGGGGGCTACCTTGGGACGATAAGGGCTGGCCCTTTATGTCTAGGCATTTTGAGATGCACGACAAAAGACTGTTAGATGGCCCACACAGTAAGCGTATCGCGGACTATTCCGAGCGATTGAAAGACTGTGAAGAGCTCTACACGCAGGAAAATTACCCGTTTGACGCAGTAGCCAAGACGATAGGGCAAGCCTACTGGAATAGCTCTATCGCTTATGCAATGGCCTTGGCTATCCACGAAGGCGCGACGGAGATAGCTATTTTCGGTGTCGATATGGACGGTACGGACGAGTACGCATACCAGCGACCAAACATGGAATACCTGATAGGCATTGCAAGAGGCAAGGGCATAAATGTATTCATTCCACATCAATCAGCGCTGTGTCGCTTTGAGCCAAAAGGTATCAAGTTCTATGACTACGAACCAACTTATGTCAATCGCTATGGGTGGCTTGGATGATCACTAGCTACGCAACCCTTCAGGCTTCTATCGCGTCATTCCTTCATCGGACTGACATGACAGCAATTATTCAAGAATTGATTGCAGACGCTGAGTTTAGGATCGCCAACGAGCTACGAATCAGGGCAATGGAGGCAAGCTTCACCGGGACGATTGCTAGTGGCACTGTAGCCCTTCCTAGTGCCTTCCTCGAGTGGAAACACGCCTACATAGACGGTGATGTAGCGCAGAAGTTAGAAAGACGCGATGCCGAGTGGATTTACGCCACGTACCCGACACGCTCTAGCTCTGGCAAGCCCATCTACTTTGCTCAAGAGGCAGACGCGCTGATGTTCGGGCCATACCCCGACAGTACCTACACAGTCAAAGGCGTTTACTACCAGAAGCTGGCCGCACTGAGCGACAGCAATACCACGAACTGGTTTATCACCAACGCACCCGATCTACTTCGTTATGGCGCTCTGTGTGAAGCTGCTCCGTATATGCAAGCCGACGAACGCATTGGTGTGTGGGAACAGAAGTACAACCAAGTGAAGCAACGCATAGAACGCACAGAACGGCGCGAGAAGTCTAGCGGCTCACTGTTAACAATGAAGGCTCAATAATGGCTTTAGAGACTGCAACGTACATCAATGGGCTAGTCTCAACAAACCCTGAATCAACTGATTTCAAATCCCTTGGGGACAATCATTTGAGGCTCATAAAGGCAACTTTGCTAGCCACCTTCCCGAATGTAACGGGGCCGGTAACGCTCACTCAAGCCCAGCTTAATGCGGCCTCTAGCTCTACTGCTCGGGCTATCTCTGTGGCTTGCTCTGACGAAACCACAGCACTGACAACAGGCACGGCAAAGGTGACGTTTCGTATGCCACACGCCATGACGCTAACTGCGGTGCGTGCAAGCCTGACCACAGCGCAGGCAAGCGGCTCTATCTTCACTGTGGACATTAACGAGTCGGGCAGCACGATCCTCTCTACCAAGCTCACGATTGACAACACCGAAACCACAAGTACCACGGCTGCTACACCGGCTGTTATCAGTGATACAGCACTTGCAGACAACGCAGTGATCACGATTGACATTGACCAGATCGGCGACGGTACAGCGGCTGGACTCAAGGTTTACTTGATCGGGACTATCTAATGATGATCGACCCTTATCGTTTTGGTGGAGCGCCCGCGATTCCTGGCACGGCAGAGCGCTGGCAGTTGACCGGATTGACTGTTGGCGGCAGCGTGTTTGAAATATCCGAGTTGCACCTTTATGAAGGTGTGTCTATAGCTGCTGGGGCAACATTAAGCAGCCCTTACACAGGCGACAGCGGCACAACCGTGAGTGCACTCTATGACGAGAACACAAGCACACGAATTATTTTTAATCTCGTCAAAATTGCGGAGCCTGATTTTGCAATTGAGTTTGAATTTGCTTCGGCAAAAGCTATTGACGGTATCCGCTTTGCAGGCTTTGACACTGACAACAGACACTCTTCAACTTACACCGTGAAATACTGGGACGGCGCGGCGTGGGTTCTATCTGGCACGGTAAGTGGGCTTACATACCCTGGCAATTTCACTTACTCGTCTGTAGCCACGATAGTCTGATATGCCCATCATAAAAGTACCACAGGCAGGCGCGATAGGCGTTAACAAGGATCTGAGCGCGGCAGAGATGCCGCCTAACGCTTGGACAGATGCAAGCAACATTCGATTCTTGGATGGATATGCACACCAAGCCGGAGGCTACGGTGCTGTTTATTCAACACCCAGCGGCGCACCGCAGCACGTATTTCCTTGTAATGTGGCTGGTGAGCGGTATTGGATCTATACCACGGCAACAGGCATCTACGGCGCAACTATTTCGGGTGGCGCTGCGACTCACACCGATTTAACCCATGCAACACCGCGAGCCGGCGTGGTGAATCAGTGGACTAATACGCTTCTTTCTGGCATCCCGATATTGAACAGCGGCGATGCAACGCACGTCCCTATGAGTTGGGATCTCAACACTGCAAACAACTTCGTAAATTTGGCGAATTGGCCTGCAAACACGTATTGCAAGAGCCTTCGAGCGTACAAAAACAGCTTGATTGCACTGAACATCACAAAGACTGCGACAAGATACCCATACATGGTGAAGTGGAGTACACCCGCAGATCCTGGAACCGTGCCAAGTTCGTGGGATGAAACAGACGCAACGAAGGACGCAGGCGAGACGGATTTAGCAGAGGGCTTTGATCAGATTATTGATGGGCTGCAATTGCGCGACTCATTCATGATCTACAAAGAGCAATCGGTGTGGCGGATGGATTACATCGGGGGGCCATTCGTCTATCGCTTCTCGAAAGTCGGTGGAATCTCTGGTGCGATGAATCGGAACTGCATTGTCGAACTCGACGGGCAGCACCTTGTACTAACGTCTTCTGATGTTGTCATTCATGACGGGCAACAAGCGACTACCGTGCTCGATAAGATGACGCGGCGATTCCTGTTTCAGGATATCGACACGACTTACATTCATCTTTGTTTTGTTTTCAAGAATCCGTTTTTGAATGAAGTTTTCGTGTGTTACCCGTCCGTCGATTCCACTGTTTGCAACAAGGCGATGGTGTGGAACTACAAAGACAACACGGTTTCATTCCGGTCACTGCCAAGTGTGAATCACGCGAACTATGGGCCTGTAGACACCTCTCTATCGGGTACTTGGGCGGGTGATCCTGATGTGTGGGAAGCTGATACGTCGATATGGGGTGGGCCTGAGTTAGTCCCATTCACGACTCGGGTTTTGATGGCTACATCAGATTCCAAGCTGTTGATGCTGGATAACTCTGCTTCTTTCGAAGGGACGCAACCGAGTGCATATTTGGAGCGGCGCGGCCTTTCGATGGACGCACCAGAGCGGATCAAGTTGGTGCGGGGCATACGTCCTCGAATACTCGGAAACACTGGGCAGACGGTAAACATTCAGATCGGCTCTAGTGATGATCCTTATGCAAACCCGACTTACGGCACAACGATGTCTCACACCATCGGCTCTACCGTGGCAAACGACTGCTTTGTCACTGGAAGGTATATCGCTGTTCGTTTCTCAACCGGCACAGCTTATTCCTGGCGGCTTGATTCGTATGACTTGGATGTTCAAGACGCGGGAGGCTGGTAATGCGTGCTCCTTCACTTAGTACAGCTTTCTACAGCCCAGGTGAGCCACCGAGCGACCCGAAGGAATTGCAGGCCTACCTGCGAACAGAGTTTCAAATGATCGCTGCGGCGGTGAATCTACTGGCGGCGGGGAATGTAGAGCAAACACACGTTGCGCCGTCGAAACCGCGGGACGGTGACATCAGGCTGTGCGACGGAACCGGCTGGAATCCCTTGGGAACAGGGCAAAAGTTTGTAGGTTATCGCGGCGGCGCGTGGGTATTACTTGGATAAAGGATAAATCATGGCAAATCTCGGACTTACACAATCAAGATATGGAGCTAACAATCAGGATCACGTCAACGCCGCCAAAAACTTTGCCGGTGACCTACGCTGGTTGCACGGCAACGGCAAAGGCGAAGACGCCAAGCAGCTTTACAATCAGAAGAAGTCAGAATTTGGCTTTACAGATGCCGAATTTGCACCGTTCACCGGGTTCAACGAGCAACAGGTATCGGATTGGTCAAACGGGCAAGTAGCAGGCCAAGCATCCCCGACAACAGCGGCTACATCGGGATCGCCGCAACGCGCTCAAGCGCAGGGCGTGAACTTGCAAGGCCAGTATCAAGGAATGGGCCAATCAGATCCATCCCAATCTAATCAGCGGCTATTGAGTGGGCAGGTTAACAATCAGTATCTCGATGCCCAGGCCGACAACATAACCAAACGGCTCAATAAGAATCTGCAAGAGAACATCATGCCTGGCATCGGGCAAGGTGCTGCAATGGCGGGGCAGTATGGTGGAAGCCGTCAAGGAATAGCGCAAGGCAAGGCTATCGGAGAGACGCAAGACAACCTAGCCAACTCGCTAACGAATATGCTT